ATACAAGCTAGGTTAAAAGTAGGCGACAAAGTAGAAGTTAAGACGATTGGATATAGAATACACTTTTTAAATTTATATCCGGTCTTATACGAAGCGAAGAAGGTAGGTAAATGATGGTTAAACAAATATTAAGACTATTATTCTTACTAGCGATGTATGAGTTAGGTAAGTATGTAACTGAGCAAGTATATATTATGATGACGGCTAATGATGATGTAGAGGCGCCGAGTGATTTCGCAAAGTTGAGCGAACAGTCAGATTTGATGAGGGCGGAGGTATCGGAGTAGATGATGTGGTTAATCATAGCAATTATATTACTAGTCATCTTATTGTTTGGTGTGATGTTGCAAGCTGAACAGTTAAAAGGCGATGTGAAAGTTAAAGAGCGAGAGATAGAAATATTAAGAAGTAGATTGAGACATTTTGAAGATTAAACATATTTGTATGGAGGGTATTCATGACTAAAAAGAAATATGGATTAAAATTATCAACAGTTCGAAAGTTAGAAGATGAGTTGTGTGATTATCCTAATTATCATAAGCAACTCGAAGATTTAAGAAGTGAAATAATGACACCGTGGATTCCAACAGATACAAATATAGGCGGGGAGTTTGTACCGTCTAATACATCGAAAACAGAAATGGCAGTAACTAATTATCTTTGTAGTATACGAAGAGGTAAAATCCTTGAGTTTAAGAGTGCGATTGAACGTATAATCAACACATCAAGTAGGAAAGAACGCGAATTCATTCAAGAGTATTATTTTAACAAAAAGACTTTGATTGCGGTATGTTATGACATACACATTTCTGAAAGTACAGCGCATAGAATTAAGAAGAAGATAGTTTCTAAACTAGCCGAAGAATTAGGGGAATACTAAAATTGACAGTAAAATGACAGTTTTTGACACCTAAAACGAGATATTATGATATTGTAAGAATTATCTTAAGACGTGGGGTAATAGCCACAACAGATGTTCTCATCGATGTGATTGAGAAGTGACAAACATATAAAAGATGATATGTTACGCTATTAATCACTTACTACCTGCCTATATGGTGGGTAGTTTAATTCTTGCATTTTGAGTCATAACTATTTTCCTCCTTTCACATTTATTGAACGTAGCTCCTGCACGAGATGTAGGGGCATTTTTATATTTAAAAAATAACAAGAGTAATTAACGTAAAGGCGTGTGATACAGTGAAAACAATTGATTAAATTAACACCGAAGCAAGAAAAGTTTGTGCTAGGACTCATAGAGGGCAAGAGCCAACGGAAAGCATATATTGACGCAGGGTATTCGACTAAAGGTAAGAGTGGGGAATATCTAGATAAAGAAGCGAGTACACTTTTTAAAAATCGGAAGGTTTCCGGAAGGTACGAAAAATTGCGTCAAGAAGTAGCTGAACAATCAAAATGGACACGCCAAAAGGCCTTTGAAGAATATGAGTGGCTAAAGAATGTAGCTAAGAATGACATTGAAATAGAGGGAGTGAAGAAAGCGACAGCTGATGCATTCCTCGCTAGTTTAGATGGTATGAATAGAATGACGTTAGGTAACGAAGTTTTAGCTAACAAGAAAATAGAAACTGAAATTAAGATGCTTGAGAAGAAGATTGAACAAATAGATAAAGGTGACAGTGGAACAGAAGATAAAATCAAACAACTTCACGACGCAATAACGGAAGTGATCGTCAATGAATAAACTTAAATCTTTATATACGGACAAACAAATTGAAATATTGAAGCAAACGCAAAAACAAGATTGGTTTATGTTAATTAATCACGGAGCAAAGCGTACAGGTAAAACAATATTAAACAATGACTTATTTTTACGTGAGTTAATGCGTGTGCGAAAGATAGCAGACGAAGAAGGAATTGAGACACCTCAATATATACTTGCTGGTGCAACATTAGGTACGATTCAAAAAAACGTACTAATAGAGTTAACTAACAAATATGGCATTGAGTTTAATTTTGATAAATATAATTCATTCATGTTATTTGGCGTTCAAGTGGTTCAGACAGGTCACAGTAAAGTAAGTGGTATAGGAGCTATACGTGGTATGACATCGTTTGGTGCATATATCAATGAAGCGTCGTTAGCGCATGAAGAGGTGTTTGACGAGATTAAGTCACGTTGTAGTGGAACTGGTGCAAGAATATTGGTAGATACCAACCCTGACCATCCCGAGCATTGGTTGTTGAAAGATTATATTGAAAATACAGATCCTAAAGCAGGTATACTGAGTCACCAATTTAAGCTCGATGACAATAACTTTCTTAATGATAGATATAAAGAGTCTATTAAGGCTTCAACACCATCAGGTATGTTCTATGAACGTAATATCAACGGTATGTGGGTGTCTGGTGACGGTGTAGTATATGCCGACTTTGATTTGAATGAGAATACGATTAAAGCAGATGAACTGGACGACATACCTATCAAAGAATACTTTGCTGGTGTCGACTGGGGTTACGAGCACTATGGATCTATTGTGTTAATAGGACGAGGTATAGATGGTAACTTTTATTTTATTGAGGAGCACGCACACCAATTTAAGTTTATTGATGATTGGGTGGTTATTGCAAAAGATATTGTAAGTAGATATGGCAATATTAATTTTTACTGCGATACTGCACGACCTGAATACATCACTGAATTTAGAAGACATAGATTACGTGCAATTAACGCTGATAAAAGTAAACTATCGGGTGTAGAGGAAGTTGCTAAGTTGTTCAAACAAAACAAGCTACTTGTTCTATATGATAATATGGACAGGTTTAAGCAAGAGGTATTTAAATATGTTTGGCACCCTACAAACGGAGAGCCTATAAAAGAATTTGATGATGTGTTGGACTCGTTAAGATATGCCATATACACACATACTAAACCCGAACGATTAAGGAGGGGGAAATGACATTGTATAAGTTAATAGATGATATTGAAGCACAAGGAATATTGCCTAAGCATATTGAGGCTCTAATAGAGTCACATAAAGACGATAGAGAGAGAATGGTTAATCTCTATAATAGATACAAGACACATATTGATTATGTACCAATATTCAAACGTCGGCCAATTGAAGAAAAAGAAGATTTTGAAACCGGCGGAAATGTAAGGCGATTAGACGTGTCTGTTAATAACAAACTTAACAACTCTTTTGACAGTGAAATTGTTGATACACGTGTTGGTTATTTACATGGTGTTCCTGTTACTTATGATTTAGATGAAAACGCAGAAAAAAACGAAAAGTTGAAAAAGTTTATAACCAACTTTGCCATTAGAAATAGTGTTGATGATGAGGATTCTGAAATAGGTAAAATGGCAGCAATTTGCGGATATGGTGCTAGGTTAGCATATATTGATACGAATGGTGATATTAGGATTAAGAATATAGATCCCTATAATGTTATTTTTGTTGGCGACAATATTTTAGAACCTACATACTCATTGCGCTACTTTTATGAAAAAGATGATGATAATGGCGCTGATTATGTGTACGCAGAGTTTTACGATAATACTTATTATTATGTATTTCGAGGAGAAGGTATTGACGCTTTGCAAGAAGTTGGACGATATGAACATTTATTTGATTACAATCCATTGTTTGGTGTACCTAACAACAAAGAGATGATAGGAGATGCTGAAAAAGTTATTCACTTAATTGACGCATATGATTTAACAATGAGCGATGCATCAAGTGAGATTAGTCAGACACGTTTAGCATACCTTGTGTTACGCGGTATGGGTATGAGCGAAGAAATGATTCAAGAAACACAAAAGAGTGGCGCATTTGAGTTGTTCGACAAAGATATGGACGTTAAATACTTAACAAAAGACGTAAATGACACAATGATTGAGAACCATTTAGATCGAATCGAAAAGAATATCATGCGTTTTGCAAAGTCAGTAAACTTTAATTCTGACGAGTTTAATGGAAATGTGCCTATCATTGGAATGAAACTTAAGCTTATGGCTTTAGAGAACAAGTGTATGACGTTTGAGCGTAAGATGACAGCGATGTTACGTTACCAATTCAAAGTTATTTTATCTGCATTAAAGCGTAAAGGGTACAACTTGGATGATGATAGTTATTTAAACCTGATATTTAAGTTCACTCGTAACATTCCAGTTAATAAGTTAGAAGAATCACAAGTGCTAATTAACCTGAAGGGACAAGTTTCAGAACGAACAAGGTTAGGACAATCACAACTAGTTGATGATGTTGATTACGAATTAGACGAAATGGAAAAAGAAAGTCTTGAATTTAATGACAAATTACCTGACGTATATGAAGGTGACCCAAATGACAAATCCCAAAATAACCAATCAGAATGATATTGATGAGTATATCGAGGGTTTAATCTCTAAAGCAGAAAAACCAATAGAACAACTATTTGCTAATCGACTTAAAGAGATAAAACAAATCATCGCAGATATGTTTGAAAAGTATCAAAGTGATGATGTATATGTTACATGGACTGAATTCAATAAATACAACAGGCTCAATAAGGAGTTAACTCGTATAGGTACAATGTTGACTGATGACTATAGGCAAGTAGCTAAGATGATTCAGAAGTCACAGGAAGATGCTTATATCGAAAAGTTCCTTATGAGCCTTTATTTATATGAAATGGCGAGTCAAACATCTATGCAGTTTGATGTTCCAAGTAAAGAGGTAATCAAATCAGCTATTGAACAACCCATCGAGTTCATTCGTTTAATGCCGACACTACAAAAACATCGTGATGAAGTGTTGAAAAAGATACGCATGCACATTACACAAGGCATTATGAGCGGGGAGGGGTACTCTAAGATAGCAAAAGCAATACGCGATGATATCGGCATGTCTAAAGCTCAATCATTGCGTGTGGCTCGTACAGAAGCAGGCAGAGCGATGTCTCAAGCTGGATTAGATAGCGCAATGGTTGCTAAAGATAATGGTTTGAAGATGAAGAAACGTTGGCATGCTACCAAAGATACACGAACACGCGATACTCATCGTCATTTAGATGGGGAATCAGTGGAAATAGATCAGAATTTTAAATCAAGTGGGTGTGTTGGGCAGGCGCCCAAGCTATTTATTGGTGTAAACAGTGCGAAAGAGAATATTAATTGTCGTTGCAAATTACTTTATTACATTGATGAAGATGAATTACCAACTGTAATGAGAGCGCGTAATGACGATGGTAAAAATGAAGTTATCCCGTTCATGACTTATCGTGAGTGGGAGGAATATAAGCGAAAAGGTGGTTGAAAAATGGAACGTAATACAGTGAATATTGATTTGGTGGATTACAACGAATTGCTTATTAAAGCTGAAAAATACGACGCTTTACCGAAGAAAAAGGAATCGGAATTCGGTTCAGATTATGATGTTATAGCTTCGTATAGTCCTGACACTTGCTTCATAGAAGTAGAGGGAGATGTAGACTTCAACAAATTCAAAGAATACAAAAACAACGTTAAGAAAATGGTAATTACTTTTAAATAAGTTATCACCTTACTACTCGACCTTAGCATGTCGTTAAACTGCTTTTTATTATGCACTTTTCGGACTGTTACGGTACGCAAAGGGCAAAAAGGAGTTTTGATATATGAATATCGAAGAAGTTAAGTCTTTTTTTGAAGAACACAAAGACGATAAAGAAGTAAAAGATTATCTAAATGGACTTAAGACGGTGTCAGTTGATGACGTTAAAGGCTTTTTAGATACAGAAGAAGGTAAACGATTCATTCAACCTGAATTAGATCGTTATCATTCGAAAGGATTAGAGTCGTGGAAAGAAAAAAATCTAGAGAATCTAATCGAAAAAGAAGTACAGAAGCGTAATCCTGAACAATCAGAAGAACAAAAACGCATTAGTGCTCTTGAAAAAGAGTTAGAAAAACGTGATGCAGAAGCAAAACGTGAAAAACTAAGAAGTAATGCATTGGGTAAAGCGCAAGAACTAAATTTACCAACCTCCTTAGTTGATAGATTTTTAGGCGACTCTGATGAAGATACTGAGCAAAACTTAAAAGCTTTAAAAGAAACTTTTGACAAGTATGTTCAAGAAGGTGTTGAGTCTAAATTTAAATCGAGTGGAAGAGATGTTAAAGAATCACAAAATCAAGGTTTAGACTCTTCAAATGTAAAGTCCATTGAAGAAATGGCGAAAGAAATCAATATTAGAAAATAAAGTGAGGTAATAAAATATGGCAACTCCAACATACACGCCAGGCAATGTTATTTTATCGGATTTTAAAAACGGCGTTATTCCAGCAGAACAAGGTACTTTAATCATGAAAGACATTATGGCTAATTCAGCAATTATGAAATTAGCTAAAAATGAGCCAATGACAGCACAAAAGAAAAAATTTACTTACTTAGCTAAAGGTGTAGGCGCCTACTGGGTATCAGAAACGGAACGTATTCAAACTTCTAAGCCTGAATATGCACAAGCAGAAATGGAAGCTAAGAAAATTGGTGTAATTATTCCGTTATCAAAAGAGTTTCTTAAATGGACTGCAAAAGATTTCTTTAATGAGGTTAAACCTCTAATTGCAGAGGCATTTTACAAAGCGTTTGACCAAGCTGTTATCTTTGGTACTAAATCACCTTATAACACTTCAACTAGTGGTAAACCACTTGTAACAGGTGCAGAAGAGAAAGGTAATGTGGTTAATGATTCTAAAGATTTATACGTAGACCTTTCAGCGTTAATGGCTACTATTGAAGATGAAGAATTAGATCCAAACGGAGTATTAACTACACGTTCATTCAGAAGTAAAATGCGTAATGCTTTAGATGCTAATGACAGACCATTATTTGATGCTAACGGGAACGAGATTATGGGATTACCACTATCTTATACTGGAGCGGATGTATACGACAAAAAGAAATCGTTAGCACTAATGGGTGACTGGGATTACGCACGTTATGGTATCTTACAAGGTATCGAATATGCGATTTCAGAGGATGCAACTTTAACAACATTACAAGCATCTGATGCATCTGATCAACCGGTATCATTATTCGAACGTGATATGTTCGCTTTACGTGCGACGATGCATATTGCATACATGAACGTTAAACCAGAAGCGTTCGCAACGCTTAAACCAACTGAATAGGAGGAGATATGATGGCTAATCCTGCAGAAGAGATTAAGGTAAAAAAAGACGATGTGACCATTACTGTTACAAAGAAGGCGTTTGACTCTTATTACAGTCTTGTTGGTTACAAAGAGGTTAAATCACGCCGTACTACGTCTGATAAGAGCGAGTGATAAAAATGACTCTTTATGAAGATGTTAAACTTTTGCTCAAGAAAAATGGAGTAGAAGTTAAAAGTGATGAAGAAGAAATATTTAAGATGGAAGTTGACGGAATACTAGAAGATGTTAGGGATATAACAAACAATGATTTCATGAAAGATGGTCAAGTTATTTATCCTTACTCAATCAAAAAGTATGTCGCAGACGTTCTAGAGTATTATCAACGTCCTGAGGTTAAAAGAAACTTAAAATCTAGAAGCATGGGGACAGTATCGTACACTTATAACGATGGTGTTCCTGACTACATTAGTGGGGTACTAAACAGGTATAAACGAGCGAAGTTTCATCCTTTTAGGCCTATAAAATAGAGGTGTTGTTTGTGTTTAACCCGTACGACGAATTCCCTCACACTATTTCTATTGGAAGTATCAAAAAAGTAGGAGAGTATCCAATTATACAAGAGCGCTTTGTAAGCGATAAAACAATTGATGGATTTATGGATACGCCTACTACATCTGAACAACTAAAATTTCATCAAATGTCCCTTGAATACGACAGAAACCTATACGTACCTTATGACTTGCCAATATCTAAAAACAATCTATTTGAGTATGAGGGTAGAATCTTTAGTATTATAGGTGATTCTGTAGATCAGGGCGGACAACATGAAATTAAGTTACTACGACTTAAGCAGGTGCCATATGGCAAAGGTTAAGTATGGTGCTGATAGCATGGTTGTTGAATTGGATAAGTTCGATAAGAAAATAGAAGAGTGGGTTAAAAAAGGTATCGCTAAAACAACGATGAAGATATATAACACTGCTGTCGCATTAGCTCCTGTTGACTCAGGTTTCTTGAAAGAAAGTATAGATTTTCGGTTTGAAAATAGTGGTTTAACTGGAGTTATCAATGTAGGTGCGAATTACAGTTTATACATTGAGTACGGCACAGGTATTTATGCCACTAAAGGTAGTCGCGCTAAAAAGATACCGTGGAGTTATAAAGACGCTAACGGTAAATGGCATACTACTAAAGGACAAGCGCCACAACCGTTTTGGAACCCTGCAATTGACGTAGGACGCAAGACATTCGAGCAGTATTTTTCATAGAGGTGGTTAAATATGTGGGTATCAGTTGAGCCTGAACTTACAAATCAAATATATAAAAGATTAATCTCAGACCTTAACATTAACAAACTAGTTGATGATAGGGTCTTTGACGTTGTTCAAGATGACGCTGTTTACCCATATATTGTTGTGGGTGAATCAAACGTCACTAACAACGAATCTAGCGCAACAATGAGAGAAACAGTCGGTATTGTCATACATGTGTATTCACAGTTCGCTACACAATACGAGGCTAAGCTCATTTTAAGCGCGATAGGCTACGTGCTTAACAGGCCTATAGAAATAGATAATTATGAATTTCAATTTAGTCGTATCGATAGTCAAGCAGTATTTCCTGATATAGATAGGTTTACTAAGCATGGCACGATACGGCTTTTATTTAAGTACAGACATAAAAAGAAAAACGAAGGAGTGTATTAAATGGCGCAAAAAAACTATTTAGCGGTTGTACGTCCAGCTGAAACAGATTTAGATCCAGTAGAATCTTTATTATTAGCTGACTTACAAGAGGGCGGACATACAATTGAAAATGATTTAGCTGAAATAGTACGAGGCGGTAAAACGGACTATTCTTCTAACGCAATGTCAGAAGAAGTTAAATTGACAATTGGCAACGTGCCAGGAGACAAAGGTATTGCAGCAATGAAGCATGCAGTACAAACAGGCGGACAAGTACGCTTATGGCTTTATGAGCGTAATAAACGTGCTGATGGTAAATATCATGGTGTGTTTGGTTATGCTGTTCCTGAATCATTTGAAATGTCGTTTGATGATGAAGACAACAAAATTGAATTAACATTAAAAATTAAATGGAATACAGCAGAAGGTGCTGAAGATAACTTGCCGAAAGAGTGGTTTGAAGCTGCAGGTGCGCCTACAGTTGAATACGAAAAATTCGGCGAAAAAGTCGGAACATTCGAGAATCAAAAGAAAGCTAGTGTTGTATCTGATTCACACACGGAAGACCATTCTCTGTAAACGAATAGATCAAGGGGGCATACGCTCCCTATTTTTTTATACAAAATTTGAAAAGAGGTATACATTTTGACTGAATTTAATCCAATTACAACATTAAAAATTAACGACGGAGAAAAAGATTACGAAGTAGAAGCGAAAGTATCTTTTGCATTTGACCAAAAAGCAGAAAAGTTCTCACAAGAAACCACTGATGAAAACGGTAGAAAAGGAACGACACCAGGATTTAATGTTATTTTCAATGGCTTATTAGAATCTCGTAACAAAGCGATTTTGCAGTTTTGGGAATGTGCAACAGCTTACCTAAAAAACCCGCCAACTCGCGAACAGTTAGAAAAAGCAATTGATGATTTCATTACTGAGAGCGAAGACACTTTACCACTATTACAAGGTGCTTTAGACAAACTTAACAACAGTGGTTTTTTCAAGAGAGAGAGTCGCTCGTACTGGATGACGTTGCACAAAGCAGTGAGCATGTCGAAGAGCGACGACAAAGAGATGACAAAAATGGGTGTAGAAATGATGAAAGAGAATTACAAGGAAATCATGGGCGCAGAACCTTACACGATTACTCAAAAGTAAGACAATTAACAGCTAGATACTTAGGTTACATTCCTGAGCATGAACTGTTAGCTTTAACGCCTACTGAATGGCGTGATTGGCTCATTGGTGGTCAGGATAGATATTTAGACCAAAGACAGCTAGTTATCGAACAAGCGCAAGCTAATGGCTTAGTACAAGCTTCTAAAAAGTTAACAGGAATGGCTCGTGACGTTGAGAAACAGCGTTACGAAATAAGAGAACCTGGTAGCTATGCACGTGTACAACAGGCTAGATTAGCAGACGAAAAAAGAAAACGTGCCATGTTCAAAGAAGGTACGAGAAAATTCCTTGAATCGAAAGGAGGTTAGCTTTTGGATACTCATTTTATGGCAAAGATCATGGCTAATATTAGAGACTTTCAAAATAACGTAAGGAAAGCTCAACGATTAGCAAAAACAGCAGTGCCAAATGAAATTGAAACAGATGTAAAAGCGGATATTTCAAGATTCCAAAGAGCTTTACAGCGGGCTAAAGCTATGGCACAAAAATGGCGAGAGCATAATGTTAAGATTGATGGTAATAATTCGCCGTTAAAACGTGCAATTACTAGCGCCAGAACAATGTTAGCTACATTGCACACCAAAACAGTAAAAGTTAATTTTGATACAAGGGGTATGACAAAAGCTCAAATACTGACTAAAGCGCTAAACAAATCCTTAACCGAATACGGCGAAAAAATGGACGCTTTGGCTTCTAAAATACGTACATTTGGTACTATTTTTGCACAACAAGTTAAAGGTTTAATGATCGCTAGTATACAAGCTTTAATACCAGTAATTGCTGGCTTAGTACCTGCGATAATGGCGGTACTTAATTCGGTTGGTGTATTAGGTGGTGGCGTTCTAGGATTAGCTGGGGCATTCAGTATTGCTGGTGCAGGTGCAGTAGCATTTGGTTCTATGGCAATTAGTGCTATTAAAATGCTCAAAGATGGAACGTTACAAGTAACTAAAGAAACACAAGCTTACCAATCGGCTTTAAATGGTGTTAAAACAACTTGGCAAGATATCATCAAACAAAATCAAGCACAAATATTCAACACATTAGCGAATGGTTTAAACACAATTAAAACAGCCTTAATTGCATTAAAACCTTTTATATCTGGCGTAGCTCAATCTATGGAACAAGCTTCTCAGAAAGTGTTGAAATGGGCTCAAAATAGCCAAACAGCACAAAAGTTCTTTAACATGATGAATACAACAGGTGTTAAGACGTTTGACGCTTTATTAAGCGCGGCAGGTCGTTTTGGTGATGGATTAGTGAATGTGTTCACTCAATTAGCACCATTATTTTTGTGGGTAGCTAATGGCTTAGATAGTTTAGGACAAAAATTCCAGAACTGGGCTAACAGTGTAGCAGGACAAAATGCGATACAAGCATTCATCGAATACACAAAGACAAACTTGCCTAAATTAGGGCAAATATTTGGTAATGTATTTTCTGGAATTGGCAATTTAATGATTGCTTTTGGACAAAACAGTTCAAACATATTTGATTGGCTGGTTAAGTTAACCTCTCAATTTAGAGCGTGGTCAGAACAAGTAGGTCAATCACAAGGGTTTAAAGACTTTATAAGTTATGTTCAAGAGAATGGTCCTACTATTATGCAGTTAATCGGTAATATCGTAAAAGCGTTAGTGGCATTTGGTACTGCAATGGCTCCTATAGCTAGTAAATTACTAGATTTCATTACTAATTTAGCTGGATTTATCGCCAAACTATTCGAAACACACCCAGCAGTCGCTCAAATTATCGGTGTTATGGGTATTTTAGGTGGCGTATTTTGGGCTTTAATGGCTCCGATCGCAGCTGTTAGCAGTGTATTAAGTAATGTGTTTAGTATGACTTTATTGAACGTTGTCAAAAGAATACTGGATTTAACTAGAATAACTGGATTGGTAAGTAAAGCGTTTGGTTTATTGGCTGGTGCTTTCACAAGTGTTTCTTGGCCAGTATTAGCAGTGATTGCCGTAATTGGCGCATTCATTGGCATTCTTGTTTATTTATGGAAAACAAACGAGAATTTCAGAAAAACAATAACTGAATCTTGGAACGGTATTAAAACAGCAGTTTCCGGTGCGATTCAAGGTGTAGTAGATTGGTTAACTCAATTGTGGGGCAAAATTCAATCAACATTACAGCCAATCATGCCTATTTTGCAAATGTTAGGTCAAATATTCATGCAAGTTTTAGGTGTTTTAGTCATAGGTATCATCACAAACGTTATGAATATCATACAAGGTTTGTGGACGTTAATTACAATCGCGTTCCAAGCCATAGGAACAGTGATATCCGTAGCAGTCCAAATCATAGTAGGTTTATTCACTGCTTTGATTCAGTTGCTTACTGGCGACTTCTCAGGTGCTTGGGAGACTATTAAAACTACAGTTACCAATGTGCTTGATACGATTTGGCAATACATGCAATCAGTTTGGGAGTCAATTATCGGCTTTTTAACTGGCGTAATGAATCGAACACTTTCTATGTTTGGTACAAGTTGGTCACAGATATGGAGTACAATCACTAATTTTGTTAGTAGTATATGGAATACTGTTACAAGCTGGTTCAGTCGAGTTGCTTCGAGTGTAGCTGAAAAAATGGGACAAGCACTAAACTTTATTATCACAAAAGGTTCTGAATGGGTTTCTAATATTTGGAATACAGTTACAAGTTTCGCAAGTAAAGTAGCTGATGGGTTTAAAAGAGTTGTCTCAAATGTAGGTGACGGCATGAGTGATGCACTTGGTAAGATTAAAAGTTTCTTCGGCGACTTCTTAAATGCTGGTGCAGAATTAATCGGCAAAGTAGCTGAGGGTGTAGCCAATGCTGCGCACAGAGTTGTTAGTGCAGTAGGCGATGCAATTTCATCTGCATGGGACTCTGTAACTTCATTCGTAAGTGGACACGGTGGGGGTAGCGGTTTAGGCAAAGGTTTAGCAGTATCACAAGCTAAAGTTATTGCTACAGACTTTGGCAGTGCCTTTAATAAAGAGCTATCATCTACACTTACAGATAGTATAGTAGATCCCGTAAGTACTTCTATAGACAGACACATGACTGGCGATGTTCAACATAGCTTAAAAGAAAATAATAGACCTATTGTGAATGTAACTATTAGAAACGAGGGGGACCTTGATTTAATCAAATCACGCATTGATGATATAGACGCTATAGACGGAAGTTTCAACTTATTATAAGGGAGGTTTGTTAGTTGATAGCGCACGATATAGAAGTAATAAGGAATGGTTCGCAGTATCGCGTCAGTGACAACCCTTTCACTTATAATCACTTGGAAGTAGTTGAATATAACGTTACAGGCGCAGGCTATCATCGTAACTATTCTGACATAGAAGGTATCGATGGTAGATTTCATAATTTTGCTAAAGAAGAACTTAAAAAAGTAGAGCTTAAGTTAAGGTATAAAGTACCTAAAATTGCTTATGCTTCACATTTAAAGTCAGACGTCCAAGCACTATTTGCTGGACGTTTTTATTTAAGGGAATTAGCTACACCAGACAATTCAATTAAGTATGAGCATATATTAGATATACCAAAAGACAAACAAGCATTTGAGCTTGATTATGTTGATGGACGACAACTTTTTGTAGGACTAGTAAGTGAAGTTTCTTTTGACACAACACAAACATCAGGGGAATTTTCTTTGTCGTTTGAAACAACCGAACTACCATACTTTGAAAGTGTCGGTTATAGTACTGATCTTGAAAGTAATAACGACCCTGAAAAATGGTCGGTACCTGATAGATTGCCTACAAACGAAGGTGATAAGAGGCGTCAAATGACATTTTACAACACAAACTCTGGAGAAGTTTATTATAACGGTGATGTTCCTTTAACACAGTTTAATCAGTTTAATATAGTTGAAATAGAGTTAGCTGAAGATGTTAAAGCTAATGATAAGGATGGATTCACTTTCTATACAGATAAAGGAAATATCTCAGTTATTAAGGAAGTTGATTTAAAAGCCGGAGATAAAATAATTTTTGACGGTAAACATACCTATAGAGGTTATTTAAATATAGATTCTTTTAATAAAACTTTAGAACAACCGGTTTTATATCCAGGTTGGAATCGATTCAAGTCTAATAAAGTAATGAAACAAATTACATTTAGACACAAATTATATTTTAGATAAGGAGTAGCCTATGCCAATTTTATTAAAAAGCTTACAAGGTGTAGGGCATGCAATTAACATTAGTACTAAAGTCAGTAAAAAGTTAAATGAAGATAGTTCTTTGGATTTAACAATTATTGAAAACGCGAGTACGTTTGACGCAATAGGTGCTATCACTAAAATGTGGACGATCACTCATGTTGAAGGTGAAGATGATTTCAACGAATATGTAATTGTCATACTTGATAAGTCTACTATTGGCGAAAAAATAAGGCTTGATATCAAAGCTAGGCAAAAAGAACTTGATGATCTTAACAATTCTAGGATTTACCAAGAGTATAACGAAAGTTTTACAGGCGTTGAGTTCTTCAATACTGTCTTTAAAGGAACGGGTTATAAGTATGTATTACATCCAAAAGTAGATGCATCTAAATTCGAGGGATTAGGCAAAGGAGATACACGATTAGAAATCTTTAAAAAAGGACTTGAGCGTTATCACCTCGAATATGAATACGATGCAAAGACTAAAACGTTTCATTTGTATGATGAATTATCTAAGTTTGCCAATTATTACATTAAAGCTGGTGTGAATGCTGATAACGTCAAAATACAAGAAGATGCATCTAAATGTTATACCTTTATTAAAGGTTATGGTGATTTTGATGAACAACAGACTTTTGCAGAAGCGGGACTACAAATTGAATTCACTCATCCATTAGCACAATTGATAGGTAAAAGAGAAGCGCCACCACTTGTTGATGGACGTATTAAAAAAGAAGATAGTTTAAAAAAAGCAATGGAGCTAGTGATAAAGAAAAGTGTCACTGCTTCCATTTCCTTAGACTTTGTAGCGTTACGTGAACATTTCCCAGAAGCTAACCCTAAAATAGGTGATGTTGTTAGAGTGGTGGATTCTGCCATAGGATATAACGACTTAGTGAGAATAGTCGAAATCACTACACATAGAGATGCGTACAATAATATCACTAAGCAAGATGTAGTATTAGGAGACTTTACAAGGCGTAATCGTTATAACAAAGCAGTTCATGATGCTGCAAATTATGTTAAAAGCGTAAAATCTACAAAATCAGACCCATCTAAAGAACTAAAAGCATTAAACGCAAAAGTTAACGCAAGTTTATCTATAAATAATGAATTGGTTAAGCAGAATGAAAAAATAAACGCTAAAGTCGATAAGATGAATACTAAAACAGTTACAACTGCTAATGGTACGATCATGTACGACTTTACTAGTCAATCAAGTATAAGAAACATCAAATCAATTGGAACGATTGGCGACTCTGTAGCTAGAGGGTCGCACGCAAAAACTAATTTCACAGAAATGTTAGGCAAGAAATTGAAAGCTAAAACGACTAATCTTGCAAGAGGTGGCGCAACAATGGCAACAGTTCCAATAGGTAAAGAAGCGGTAGAAAACAGCATTTATAGACAAGCAGAGCAAATAAGAGGAGACCTAATCATATTACAAGGCACTGATGATGACTGGTTACACGGTTATTGGGCAGGCGTACCGATAGGCACTGATAAAACGGATACAAAAACGTTTTACGGTGCCTTTTGTTCTGCAATTGAAGTTATTAGAAAGAATAATCCAGATTCAAAAATACTAGTGATGACAGCTACAAGACAATGCCCTATGAGTGGTACAACAATACGCCGTAAAGACACGGACAAAAACAAACTAGGGTTAACACTTGAGGACTATGTAAACGCTCAAATATTAGCTTGTAGTGAGTTAGATGTACCAGTGTTTGACGCATATCACACAGATTACTTTAAGCCATACAATCCAGCTTTTAGGAAAGCGAGCATGGAGGACGGCTTACACCCTAACGAAAAAGGTCACGAGGTTATTATGTACGAGTTAATCAAGGATTATTACAGTTTTTACGACTAAAGGAGGCAACCAATGGCTTACGGATTAATTACAAGTTTACATTCAATGACAGGTCGGAAAATAGTTGCTCAACATGAGTATAACTATCGCTTGTTAGATGAAGGTATGAGCAAACTTGAGAAAATGTTTATATACCATCAAAAAGAAGAAATATACGCACACTCAGCGAAACAAATTAAATACTTGAATGACAGTGTTGAAGATTATTTAACGTATTTAAATGGCCGTTTTAGCAATATGATTCTAGGCCATAACGGCGACGGTATCAATGAAGTAAAAGACGCGCGTATTGATAATACAGGTTATGGTCATAAGACATTGCAAGATCGTTTGTATCATGATTATTCAACACTAGATGCTTTCACTAAAAAGGTTGAGAAAGCTGTAGATGAACACTATAAAGAATATCGAGCGACAGAATACCGATTCGAACCAAAAGAGCAAGAACCGGAATTTATCACTGATTTATCGCCATATACAAATGCAGTAATGCAATCATTTTGGGTAGACCCTAGAACGAAAATTATTTATATGACGCAAGCTCGTCCAGGTAATCATTACATGTTATCTAGATTGAAGCCCAACGGACAATTTATTGATAGATTGCTTGTTAAAAACGGCGGTCACGGTACACACAATGCGTATAGATACATTGATGGAGAATTATGGATTTATTCAGCTGTATTGGACAGTAACAAAAACAACAAGTTTGTACGTTTCCAATATAGAACTGGAGAAATAACTTATGGCAACGAAATGCAAGACGTTATGCCAAATGTATTTAACGATAGATATACGTCAGCAATTTATAATCCTATAGAAAACTTAATGATTTTTAGACGTGAATATAAAGCTTCTGAGCAACAAGCTAAGAATTCGTTGAACTTTGTTGAGGTTAGAAGTGCTGACGATATTGATAAAGGTATAGACAAAGTATTGTATCAAATGGATATACCTATGGAATACACTTCAGATACACAACCTATGCAAGGTATCACTTATGATGCAGGTATCTTATATTGGTATACAGGTGATTCGAATACAGCCAACCCTAACTACTTACAAGGTTTCGATATAAAAACAAAAGAATTGTTATTTAAACGACGTATCGATATTGGTGGTGTGAATAATAACTTTAAAGGAGACTTCCAAGAAGCTGAGGGTCTAGATATGTATTACGATCTAGAAACAGGACGCAAAGCGCTTTTAATAGGGGTAACTATTGGACCTGGTAACAACAGACATCACTCAATTTATTCCATCGGCCAAAGAGGTGTTAACCAATTCTTAAAAAACATCGCACCTCAAGTATCGATGACTGATTCAGGTGGACGTGTTAAACCGTTACCAGTGCAAAACCCAGCATATCTAAGTGATGTTACTGAAATTGGTAATTACTACTTATACTCTCAAGACACAAAGAACGCACTAGATTTCCCGTTGCCTAAAGAATTTAGAGATGCAGGTTGGTTTTTTGATGTATTACCTGGACATTATAACGGTGCGGTAAGACAAGTACTCACTAGAAATAGCACAGGTAGAAATATGCTCAAATTTGAGCGTGTTATCGACATTTTCAACAAGAAAAACAACGGTTCGTGGAACTTTAACCCGCAAAGTGCAGGTTTTTGGGAACATATTCCGAAAAGCATTACTAAGCTATCTGATTTAAAAATTGTTGGTTTAGACTTCTATATCACTACAGAAGAATCAAAGAGGTTTACTGATTTCCCTAAAGACTTCAAAGGTATTGCAGGTTGGATATTAGAAGTAAAATCGAATACACCAGGCAACACAACACAAGTGTTAAGACGTAATAACTTCCCGTCAGCCCACCAATTCTTATTAAGAAACTTTGGTACTGGTGGCGTTGGTAAATGGAGTTTATTCGAGGGAAAGGTGGTTGAATAATGGTAGTAGATAATTTTTCGAAAGATGATAACTTAATCGAGTTACAAACAACATCACAATATAATCCAGTTATTGACACAAACATCAGTTTCTATGAATCAGATAGAGGAACTGGTGTTTTAAATTTTGCAGTAACTAAGAATAATAAGCCGTTATCAATCAGCAAACATAATGCGATGACTAGTATTGTGCTTAAGACGGATAACTTCGACGATGAACACGGCGCTTATATTAGTGATGAACTTACAATTGTTGATGCAATTAATGGACGAATGCAATACGTTATCCCAAACGAGTTCTTAAAATACACTGGTCGAGTACATGCGCAAGCATATTTTACTCAAAACGGTAGCAATAACGTTATTGTAGAGCGTCAATTTAGCTTCAATATTGAGAATGATTTAATTAGTAACTTTGACGGTAAAACGAAGTTAGTTTATATCAAATCAATTCAGGACTTAACAGAAAGCGTTAAAGAAGAAGTTGAGGACTTAAAGAAAAGTTTAAGTGATACAAAATCGTTGGTTACTGAAATTGATAGTCGTATTAATCAAGGTATTCAAAGATTAGAAATCAAACAAAATGAAGCGGTACAGATGATTACAACAACACAAGACAAAGCCGTTCAATATATAAATAGCGAGTTCCAGAAAATTGTTGATAAGGAGCAAGCGATCTACAAAAGATTGAGTGAGATTGAAAAGCAAATCAGTGACGCTGACCTTGTCAAAGACAACTCGACAGTCAATTGGCAAAAGTCTAAAATTACTGATGATTACGGTAAAGCAATTGAATCGTCTGAGCAGTCCATAGATAGCGTTTTAAGCGCAGTTAACACATCTAGGATTATTCATATTACTAATGCAACAGATGCGCCAGAAAAGACGGATATAGGCACGTTAGAGAAGCCTGGACAAGATGGTGTTGATGACGGTTCTTCGTTCGATGAATCAACTTATACATCAAGCAAATCTGGTGTGTTAGTTGTTTATGTTGTTGATAATAATACTGCTCGTGCAACATGGTACCCAGATGATTCAAACGATGAGTACACAAAATACAAAATCTACGGCACATGGTACCCGTTTTATAAAAAGAATGATGGAAACTTAACTAAGCAATTTGTTGAAGAAACATCTAACAACACACTGAATCAAGCTAAACAGTATGTAGATGATAAATTCGGAACAACGAGCTGGCAACAACATAAGATGACAGAGGCGAATGGTCAATCAATTCAAGTTAACTTAAATAATGCGCAAGGCGATTTGGGATATTTAACTGCTGGTAATTACTATGCAACAAGAGTGCCGGATTTACCAGGTAGCGTTGAAAGTTATGAGGGTTATTTATCGGTATTCGTTAAAGATGATACAAACAAGCTATTTAACTTCACGCCTTATAACTCTAAAAAGATTTACACACGATCAATCACAAACGGCAGACTTGAGCAACAGTGGACAGTTCCTAATGAACATAAGTCAACGGTATTGTTCGACGGTGGAGCAAATGGTGTAGGTACAACAATCAATCTAACCGAACCATACACAAACTATTCTATTTTATTAGTAAGTGGAACTTATCCAGGTGGCGTTATTGAGGGATTCGGACTAACCGCATTACCTAACGCAATTCAATTAAGTAAAGCGAATGTAGTTGACTCAGACGGTAACGGGGGCGGTATTTATGAGTGCTTACTATCCAAAACAAGTAGCACTACTTTAAGAATAGATAACGATGTGTATTTCGATTTAGGCAGAACAACAGGTTCTGGCGCTAATGCAAACAAAGTTACTATAACCAAAATTATGGGGTGGAAATAATGAAAATCACAGTAAACGATAAAAACGAAGTTATCGGATACGTTAATACTGGCGGTTTACGCAATAGTTTAGATGTAGACGATAATAATGTGCCTATAAAATTTAAAGAAGAGTTCGAACCTAGAAAGTTTGTATTCACTAACGGCGAAATTAAATACAACAACAATTTTGAAAAAGAAGATGATTCGAACACACCAAGTCAACAAACTGCAACAGATTTGAGTGATGAGGAACTTCGCGGAATGGTTGCGAGTATGCAAATGCAGGTGACGCAAGTAAATATTTTGGCGATGGAATTAAAGCAACAAAACGCTATGTTAACACAACAGTTGACTGAACTAAAAGCTGGTAAAACAAATACAGAGGGGGACGTTTAAATGGAGAAAATTAAGATGATTTATCCAACTTTCAAGGACATTAAAACTTTTTATGTGTGGGGTTGTTACAAAAACGAGCAAATTAAGTGGTATGTAGATATGGGTGTAATCGACAAAGAAGAATACGCATTAATCACTGGAGAAAAATATCCAGAGACAAAAGATGAAAAGTCGCAGGTGTAATGCTTGTGGCTTTTTAATTTAACACAAAGTAGGTGACATAGTGTTTGGTTTTATCAAACGACGTGAGCACGAATGGCGAATTATGCGCTTAGAAGAAAACACTAAGGACACGTTTAAAAAACTAGATAGCATTGAAAACAGTTTAAGAACACAAGAAAAAATTTATGACAAGTTAGATAGAAACTTCGAAGAATTAAGGCGCGATAAGATTGAAGATGAAAAAAATAAGGAAAAAAATGCCAAAAATATTAGAGATATCAAGATGTGGATTCTTGGATTAATAGGGACGATACTAAGTACGTTTGTTATAGCAATATTAAAAACAATATTCGGTATTTAAAGGAGGTGATTACCGTGCTTAAAGGGATTTTAGGATATAGCTTCTGGGCGTGCTTCTGGTTTGGTAAATGTAAATAACAGTTAAGAGTCAGTGCTTCGGCACTGGCTCTTTATTTTGATTGAAATGAGGTGCATACATGGGATTACCTAATCCAAAGACTCGAAAACCTACAGCAAGCGAAGTAGCTGAGTGGGCAAAGTCGAATATTGGTAAGAGGATTAATATAGATAATTACCGGGGCAGCCAGTGTTGGGATACACCTAACTATATTTTTAGTAGATATTGGGGTTTTAGAACGTGGGGGAACGCTAAGGATATGGCTAATTACAGATATCCTAAGGGTTTCCGATTTTATCGTTATTCATCTGGATTTGTACCGGAGCCCGGAGACATAGCAGTTTGGCATCCAGGAAATGGAATCGGCTCAGACGGACATACTGCAATCGTAGTGGGACCATCTAATAAAAGTTATTTCTATAGTGTCGATCAAAATTGGATTAATTCTAATAGTTGGACAGGTTCGCCTGGTGCATTAATCAGACATGGATATGCGAGCGTTACAGGCTTTGTCAGACCTCCATACTCAAAAGATACTAGCAAACCTAGCAATACTAATACAAGTTCAGCATCAAAAGCCAATGACTCAACAATTACTGGCGAAGCGAAGAAACCGCAATTTAAAGAAGTTAAAACAGTAAAATACACTGCTTACAGCAATGTTTTAGATAAAGAAGAGCACTTTATAGACCATATCGTTGTATGGGGAGATGAACGCTCAGATATTCAAGGATTATATATAAAAGAATCAATGCATATGCGTTCTGTAGACGAACTGTACACGCAAAGAAATAAGTTTATCAGCGATTATGAAATACCACATTTATATGTCGATAGAGAGGCTACATGGCTTGCTAGACCAACCAATTTTGATGACCCGCGTCACCCTAATTGGCTAGTTATTGAAGTATGTGGTGGTCAAACAGATAGTAAGCGTCAATTCTTAATGAACCAAATACAAGCTTTGATACGGGGTGTATGGTTGTTGTCAGGAACAGATAAAGAATTATCTGAAACGACGTTAAAGGTAGACCCTAATATTTGGCGTAGTATGAAAGATTTAATTAATTACGACTTGATTAAGCAAGGTATACCAGATAACGCAAAGTATGAGCAAGTTAAAAAGAAAATGCTCGAGACATACATTAAACGAGATATATTGACGCGAGAAAACATTAAAGAAGTAACGACAAAAACGACGATACGAATTAGCGATAAAACATCAGTTGACAGCGCATCCAAAAGAGGACCCACTCCGTCAGACAAAAAACCAAGCATCGTTACTGAAACAAGTCCGTTCACATTCCAGCAAGCACTGGATAGACAAATGGCAAGAGGTAACCCGAAAAAATCTCATACATGGGGCTGGGCTAATGCAACACGAGCACAAACGAGCTCGGCAATGAATGTTAAGCGAATATGGGAAAGTAACACGCAATGCTACCAAATGCTTAATTTAGGAAAGTATCAAGGCATTTCAGTTAGTGCGCTTAACAAAATACTTAAAGGAAAAGGAACGCTCGACGGACAAGGCAAAGCATTCGCGGAAGCTTGTAAGAAAAACAACATTAACGAAATTTATTTGATCGCGCACGCTTTCTTAGAAAGTGGATACGGAACAAGTAACTTCGCTAGTGGTAGATACGGTGCATATAATTACTTCGGTATTGGTGCATTCGACAACGACCCTGATTATGCAATGAAATTTGCTAAGAATAAAGGTTGGACATCTCCAGCAAAAGCAATCATGGGCGGTGCTGGCTTCGTAAGAAAGGATTACATCAACAAAGGGCAGAATACACTGTACAGAATCAGATGGAATCCTAAGAATCCAGCTACACACCAATACGCTACTGCTATAGAGTGGTGCCAACATCAAGCTAGTACAATCGCTAAGCTATATAAACAAATCGGCTTAAAAGGTATCTTCTTCACAAGAGATAAATATAAATAAAGAGGTGTGTAAATGTACAAAATAAAAGACATTGAAACGCGAATAAATAACAAAACTGTTGATATCGGCGACATCGGTTGTCGCTTCTACACAGAAGACGAAAACACAGCTTATGTCAGAATCGGAATCAACGACGAAAAAGGCAGAATCAACTTCAAAGAAAGTAATTTGACACCTAAGTTACATCTATTCACGGAAGATGGTTCTATATTCAAAAATGAGCCCGTTACAATCGAAGATTACAGTAATAAACAGTGTGACATAGCCAAAGAATTAAAAATAGGACATGTGAGTCTATACAGAAACTTAGGCAATTTCGTTTTAACTAAAACTAATGAATTAATGTATTCAGACGGTGTGCATCCTAACAAAATAGGTGGATACGCAATTTCAAATGTAATATACGACAGATTATTAAGAATCTAATTTAAAGCTAACCTTTCGAGGTTGGCTTTTTATTTTGGATAAAAGGAGCAAATAAATGGATATTAACTGGAAATTGAGATTTAAAAATAAAGCGGTATTAACGGGATTGATTGGGGCATTATTGCTATTTATCAAGCAAATCACAGATTTATTCGGATTCGATTTATCAAATCAATTAAATCAAGCTAGCGCGATTATAGGCGCTATCCTCACGCTACTTACAGGTATTGGCGTTATTACTGACCCAACGTCAAAAGGTGTTGCCGATTCATCTATAGCACAGACTTATCAAGCGCCTAGAGATAGTAGCAAAGAAGAACAACAAGTCACTTGGAAAACTTCACAAGATGCTAGCTTAACGCCCGAATTAAGCACGAAAGCCCCAAAAGAATATGATACATCACAGCCGTTTACAGACGCCTCTAACGATGTTGGCTTTGACGTAAACGAATATCATTATGGAGGTGGCGACAATGCAAGCAAAATTGACTAAAAAAGAGTTTATAGAGTGGTTGAAAACATCTGAGGGAAAACAATATAATGCGGACGGATGGTATGGATTTCAATGCTTTGACTATGCCAATGCAGGTTGGCAAGTCTTATTTGGCTACAACTTAAAAGGTGTAGGTGCCAAAGACATCCCAAGTGCCAACAATTTTGACGGACTAGCTACTGTATACCAAAACACACCAGACTTCTTAGCACAACCTGGCGACATGGTTGTATTCGGTAGCAACTACGGTGCTGGATATGGTCACGTTGCATGGGTTATCGAAGCAACTTTAGATTATATCATTGTATATGAGCAGAATTGGCTCGGCGGTGGCTGGACAGACGGTGTACAACAACCTGGCTCTGGTTGGGAAAAAGTTACAAGACGACAACATGCTTACGATTTCCCTATGTGGTTTATCCGCCCGAACTTCAAAAGCGAAATATCGCCACGATCAGTTCAATCTCCTACACAAGCACCTAAAAAGGAAACAGCTAAGCCACAACCTAAAGCGGTAGAACTTAAAATCATCAAAGATGTAGTTAAAGGTTACGACCTACCTAAGCGTGGTAGTAACCCTAAGTTTATAGTTATTCACAACGACGCAGGAAGCAAAGGGGCAACAGCAGAAGCGTATCGAAACGGATTAGTTAACGCACCTTTATCGAGATTAGAAGCAGGTATTGCGCATAGTTATGTATCAGGTAACACAGTGTGGCAAGCTTTAGATGAATCGCAAGTAGGCTGGCATACAAAGAATCAAATAGGCAATAAATACGGTTACGGTATTGAAGTGTGTCAATCAATGGGCGCAGATAATGCGACGTTTTTAAAAAATGAACAGGCGACTTTCCAAGAATGCGCTAGATTGTTGAAAAAATGGGGATTACCAGCAAACAGAAACACAATCCGATTGCACAACGAATTCATTTCAACATCATGCCCGCACAGAAGCTCAGTATTGCACACTGGTTTTGACCCAATAACTCGCGGTCTATTGCCAGAAGATAAACGGCTACAACTTAAAGACTACTTTATCAAGCAAATTAGAGCATACATGGATGGTAAAATACCGGTTGCCACTGTCTCAAACGAGTCAAGCGCTTCAAGTAATACAGTTAAACCAGTTGCAAGTGCATGGAAACGTAATAAATATGGCACTTACTACATGGAAGAGAGCGCTAGATTCACAAACGGCAATCAACCAATCACAGTAAGAAAAGTGGGGCCATTCTTATCTTGTCCAGTGGGTTATCAGTTCCAACCTGGTGGATATTGTGATTATACAGAAGTGATGTTACAAAATGGCCATGTGTGGGTAGGATATAATTGGGAGGGGCAACGTTATTACTTGCCTATTAGAACATGGAATGGTTCTGCCCCACCTAATCAGATATTAGGTGACTTATGGGGAGAAATCAGTTAATATAAAATTGTGGTGAGCCTTTTCTAGGCGGGTGCATTATATGCATTCGCCTTTTTATTTGCATTAAAAAATAATTGTGGTATTATTTCTATATACTTTATTCAACATTTCTCTCTCAAGTTGAAATCGTGAGTAGTAGGCAGGTACTTCGGTGCTTGCCTATTTTTTATGTTATAATCATTTTAGACGTTTTCAAGGGACGTCTCTTTAGATTGTATATTGTAACTAGCCTTCGGGCTAGTTTTTTGTTATTATAACGTCACATGCATAAGCTGTATACATTTATCCTTGTTCACTCAAGCATGTCACTGGGTGTTTTTTAATGAATATTTAGACATTAGTTATGTAAAAGTCGATTATACAGATGATGTTTAAAGGGTTGAATAAACTTCAGATATATGATAGATTAATACGACATGTAATTACAAATAAATTTATAATAATTATAATTAGAAACCACTTATGCATGTCACTGAGTGGTTTACAGCTTATATAACTCAAGCATAAAGCCGTACTACTCCCCCGTAGTATAAGATGTATGTTCCCGTAGTTTCGCGGGAATATTTTATGTTATACTTACATAGGTATATAGTAGGAGTGAACTATATAGCCTGTTAAGTGACCTGGTAACTTAATACTTATCCCGGCAATTGATGCCCTTTTTGCCCGTCACTCGATACATATATCTCAACAACATAGAAATATTACAGTCGCTACACCACTCAATGTATGGGTGGTTGTTTTTTTTATGTTATTAGGAACAAAACATTTTAAGAGTAAAAACAGAGATACTAAAGAAATTTGGCAAATCTGTTGTCGGAAATATACTTTCATGATACATTTTAAACAGGTAGACAAGGTATACCCGATAGACAAATGATGAAAATGAGGAAGTGAGTAGTATGGCTACAAAAAGTTTTACTACAGATTATAAATTTAATAACAAAGCAGCTGAAAAATTAGTGAATGCCATGAATAAAAGTGAAGATGCTCAATTCAATAGATCTAATGTTTTTGCTCAACGTTTAAAAACAATGGAAGACTTACAAAATTTTAAGAATAAAGTAAAGGTTATTTTATAAAAAATGAAAGGAGTGGTTAGTATGGAATGGCAACCTAATAACACATACGTTATAGCTCAAAACTTGATTACAAAATATCAAGAAATTACCGGAAACAGCATAGTGGGAGACGAGATGAAAGTGCATAAATTAATGTACTATATCCAGAAAACTTCTATTGCTTTAACAGGGAACGCTATAATCGATGAACAATTTGAAGGTTGGGTACATGGTCCAGTTTTACCGTCCTTAAGAGGGTTATTTGATTACTTTGTGGAAGACAATACTTCTAGAAATAAAGTTAATGATACTGAAGAATTTATAATCGAGAATGCTATTTATCAATATGGTAAATATGCAACATGGGCTCTTAGAGAGAAATCACACGAAGAAATTTCGTGGCTTAATAGCCGTAAAGGCTTAAGTGCTAATGAACGAGGGTATAGAAATCTCGCAATTGAGGATATCAAAGAAGATGCAAACAAAATAAGATTATATGATTATAGTTACGATATGTATATAGATGAATTTGAAGATTTAGATGAGGAGGAATTTATTAGTGCACACTAGATCCCCTCATGACTATATAGGTAAAATCGTTAAAATAAGATTACCTTATTATGATGTGAAAAGCGCAAAAGTTGCTTTTAAATCTAGTCCTGGTTTAATAATAGGTTGCGAAAAGAATCAATTCCCTTGTGATTTCACTTATTTGCCTATTTCGAAAATAAGTGATGAAAGCAAAAGACATTCTATATATGATTTTGAAGTAAACGATGAAACTTGTAATTTGTTAAATTTGAATAACGTTCCATCATTTGTTAGGTGTCATAAGGTTAGTACTGTATATAGCAAGAATGTTCACAGAAATTACATTAGTGATTTAAATGAAACGAACAATCGACTTTTTAATGAGATTAAATCTATCTTTGATGCATTTGCAACTGATTTATTTTAACCGCATCTTTATTGATGCGGTTATTTTTATACCCACACAACCAAAAAAACCACACCACCTATTAATTTAGGAGTGTGGTTGTTTTAATATGTGAAGCTAAAATAACTACAAATGATACCATTTTTGATACCAAAAAGTAATAGCCTCAAAATTTTAAGAGAAATAACTTCATTTTAAATCGCATTAAATCAACGTTTCTATAAAAACAAGTCCTTAAAAATTAGTTTTTTCAATCGAAATGGAAGGTAGTATTGGATAGCTTTAAACCGCGTTGTTAAGCCATTCTTAACTGTCGAAAACGGTTATTGATACCATTTTGATACTGAATATAACAAAAAGCCACATTACTGTGGCTTTTTTTGTTTTATAACTAAATCGGATTGATAGATAAGCTTTGTACTTATTTATATCAGTCCGATTTTTTGATTGGTGTAAAAAATAATCATTGATGGTAGATAAAGCGACAACATAAATACAACATGATTGTGGCATTAGAGTGCTGGTCTTTATTAAATTAATTGAAAACTACATCAAATATCCTTTAAAGATAATTCGATAATAGTTCGATTAAGTTTCGTTGTATAAGTGAGTTAAAATAAGAAAACTATTAATAAAATTAAGTTCACTACAGATGTTGCTAATGGACCGTAAGTTTTAAAGACATCATTACTTTTATAACCAACAATCGCATCTAAAAATTGAACTAAAATCATTGCAATGGATATAGTTATCAAAAATATAGCACTATGAATGACTAAAGAAAAAATAGCTAATAAAAATAAAGGTAAGCTTCGACTAAGTGCATAATATGCATTTATATTATGGCTAGATGCACATGCTTGAATTGAATAACCTAAACTTACACTGGCACTAATGATTGTAAATATTGCTAAAACAAAATACATGTTAATCCTTCTTTCTATATTTGAATATCTGTAAACAAGTACTTGTCTAAAGATATTTAAAAGATGATTAGAATAAATTTATGAGAAACTTGTTGTTATCATTATAGCGGTTTCAAATCATTATAACTCTGTCATAAACTGAATTTGTTGAAATTTTTCATTATGTAAATTTATTCGTAACAATCAGGTCGAACTATAGCATCATTTTACTAATGAATGCATTAAAGTAACTATGATTAAAAATGCATATTAATTATCATTATTAAGTCTATTATATATAATGAATTTTAACTGGTTTATTAAACGAGAACGTCGGGAATTAGGTAACTACAATAAAAATAAGATATGACAATAAGGAGACTACACGCGTGATCATTGCCATAATTATATTGATATTTATTTCGTTTTTCTTTTCAGGAAGCGAGACGGCATTAACGGCTGCCAATAAAACAAAATTTAAAACTGAAGCTGACAAAGGTGATAAAAAAGCAAAAGGCATTGTAAAGTTACTTGAAAAACCAAGTGAGTTTATTACAACGATTCTAATTGGGAATAATGTCGCGAATATTTTATTACCAACACTTGTTACAATTATGGCTTTACGTTGGGGGATTAGCGTTGGGATTGCATCAGCTGTTTTAACAGTTGTTATCATTTTGATTTCCGAAGTGATTCCCAAGTCTGTCGCTGCAACATTTCCAGATAAAATAACAAGGCTTGTATATCCAATTATTAATATTTGTGTAATTGTGTTCCGTCCTATCACATTACTTTTAAATAAGTTGACGGACAGTATTAATCGATGTTTATCTAAGGGCCAACCTCAAGAACATCAATTTTCAAAAGAAGAATTTAAAACAATGTTAGCAATTGCTGGACATGAAGGTGCTTTAAATGAAATTGAGACGAGTAGGTTGGAAGGTGTCATTAATTTTGAAAATTTAAAAGTAAAAGATGTTGATACAACACCTAGAATTAATGTGACGGCATTTGCTTCAAATGCGACATACGAAGAAGTTTATGAAACGGTTATGAATAAGCCATACACTAGGTATCCAGTGTACGAGGGAGATATTGATAACATTATTGGAGTGTTTCATTCTAAATATCTGTTGGCTTGGAGTAATAAAAAAGAAGATCAAATTACAAACTATTCAGCTAAGCCATTATTTGTGAATGAACACAATAAAGCTGAATGGGTATTACGTAAGATGACTATTTCTAGAAAACATTTAGCAATTGTGTTGGACGAATTTGGTGGTACTGAAGCGATAGTGTCACATGAAGACTTAATCGAAGAATTATTAGGTATGGAAATTGAAGATGAGATGGATAAAAAGGAAAAAGAAAAACTTTCTCAACAGCAAATTCAATTTCAACAACGGAAAAATCGCAACGTATCTATATAA